TCCATCCCCCCCCTGTGCTCCACCACCACCCGCGCAACATCCACCATGCCCACCATATGTATAATTTCCACCCGCAGCCGCTTGTCCTCCCACCCCTGCCCCGCCCGAAGAGACACGGGGTTGCACTGCGCCCGTCATATCGCCGTATAAATTGCGGAACATATCGGACCGAGGCATGGGTATGAATTTATCGGTGCCACCGATAAATCCATCGATATAAGGGCATCCGACGCTGCCCCCGACTCCAGGTGACGATGTTGTGGCGTTACCGCCTGCGGAGCTGGTAAAAAACGCCCCAGCGGCACCACCACCCCCGCCATATGTGCCGCTGATCCGTGACCCTCCTGCCGCTCCGGTAAAGTTGTAATCTCCCCCGCTCGCAGAACCACCAGCACCACCCGTTGCCCCGCTCGCCGTTGATCCTCCATTTGCAAGCAGATTTATCCCGCTGCCGACTACGGATGATGCGCCTGTCGCCGCTCCGACAATCAGTGTTAAAACAGCGCCGCCGCCGAAGCGTACTGTTTTTTCGCAAAACCCCGCACCGCCCCCTCCCCCTCCCTCAGACACGCCATTTCCGCCACCGCCAAGACAGGATATCCGGTACGTCCCTGACACGGCTATCGTGTATGAGCGCGACGATGTGATAATCATCACACCATGGGTGTGCATCACGTTCTGCGGTTTAGGAAGCCCCGCGCTTAATCCATTCATTTTAAACCCCCTAGACTCAATAAAGCGCCGTAACAGCGGCGACCGAAACATACGCCGGCAACGCGCCAACCGCCGCCGCCATAGCCGCGATCAGCAGATTATTTTGCCCGAGTTTTAACTCCGTTTTGACGGACGATCCATCCATGCCATTGCCGAGCAGCCCAACAGACGGCACCGATCCGTTGCTGCCGGAGTTCGCGGCAATCGGCGCCTGCATATGCGGGACGACGCGACAAACCCTGGTGCCGGCGCTGACGGTAATCGCCGTCCATCCCGCAGGGACGCCGTTAAACGTAATCGTCAGTGCGGCAACGCCGGTGACGGTTGCCAACACACCCTCCACCGATTGCGGCAAGAATGCGCTGCCGGATGCCGTCGGCGCGAACAGCATTACCAGGTCGCCCACGCGGTAGCCATCGGCAATCCATGAGCCTAGCGTGCGCACCAGCGTGGCATTGGTCGTCGCGGTAGAAGTCGTTGCACCGGTATTGGTCGAAGCGTCAATCGTTGTTGTCACGCTGCCGATATACAAATTGATATTTTTCAGCACGTCCGTGCTACTGGCCGTCAGGTCGATGACCGTACATCCGCCATACAATGCCGGCTGTGTGCCCATGGCGACAGCGCCGGGCGTGACATCAACGACAACCTTGGCAACCGTACCGCTGGCAGCGATAAATGTGACTGGAGGCGGATTAGTGAATAGCGCCGGAGTGATGGCATTTTGGGGTGAGCTCATGATTTCAGTATCCTATATAGTTAAGTATTGCAAGAGATTCCACATCGGGATTGGGGGGCGTCAGCGATCCCGCCGTTAAGCGCAATTCAATCGGCGTCGCATCCGCCCACGCCGCGCTGGCCGTTCCTTCCCGCGCCCGCTCCACCGTCAGCGTATCCGACGATCTTGAAGTGCATTTGACGATCTCCCAGGAGGTTTCCATCCCGGCGGTTTTCCCGATCAGTGTCGCAAGGAAATAATCCCCCCCGGAAAGCGCCGGGAATTTCGCCCCGTCCCCGGTTTGCAGATTGATTGTCGTCGCCGAGCTGCTGATAGCCCCGTTGAGCGTGGAAACCGCGTTGTTAGCAAAGCGTTGAGTCATATCAAATATCCTTTACCAGCAATTTGAACTCCACCTCAAGTTTTTCGCCCGCCGACGTCATGACGAGGCATGTCACCTTGTAGGTGTTTTTGTCTGTACCGCCGGAAATACGTTGCTTGACCATGCCCGTTCCTATGTCCACCGATAGCATCCCAAGCACCGGCGGCGCATCGCCGACGGGCGCGGGCGCATCTTCGTTCACGATCGATACCACCGGCGTTGTTGCCGCAAGCGTGTCACATGGCGCCAGCATCAAGGTAAAATCGAATGTGTAATCGATTACCTCAGCAGGTTGTTTTTGCAAGATGTCCATCATTTTCCTCCGATAACACAGCGTATTCTTGCCGCGGCGACCACCACCCGGTTCCGCGCCGATGCCAACAGCACATGGGCGCTCATGAATTGCTCGCGAGTGCGTTGCAGGAATGCCGCGCTGATCGAAGCCGCCAAACCAAAGGCGTTACATGAAGCGGAAACAAAAAGCAATTTTGAAATCGCCGCTGCGGCGTTTGCCGTGCCGATTAATATCATCTTTCTGAACAGGTAAAATTGCGCACTGCCGGTTGCGCTGAAAAGAATCACGCGGATCAAACCGCGAAACGCTCGCGCTGATGCACCGGATGCCGCAGTTCTGGATATGCCGACCACACGCGACAGCATGGGTAAAGTGGCGCACCACGATGTTTTCACTGTGACCACCCTGCGATAAAACGCAGAGGCGCCGGAAGCAATTCCACTGCGCACCAAAGAAAGCCTGCGCGAAACGCTCACCGCCGCTACCGCACCGCACGAGAACAGTAGCAAAAACATCATGATTCGACTGATCGCCACTGCCACGGATGCGGCTGAAAATGTCATCGCCCGTGCGGCCAATGACCACAGCGCCGCTGCGCCGGAAGCCATCGCCAAGCGTGAAATGTCCGCCGTCCGCATTGCCATCGCAGTCGATGACGACGTGTAGGTGACGGTCTGGCTCAATGCGCGCAGAATCTGGCCGGAGCCGTTGACCGCTACACCGTTGACTGCCGATCCGTTCAGTTGCATCAGCCGAATACCAGCTTCTGGGTGAACTGGATCGACTCGCCGACGTTAAGCGCGATACCGGTAAAATTGGATTTCACCAGAACATTCCCAGCGCTCGTTGCATCGAACAGCCCGACATTGGTTATCGTCTTGCTTGCGCCTGCCACCGTCATCGTGCCAACCACTTGGTAGGTATCGTTGGCGACAGTTGTCGTTGCCTGCGACGATATACCCGCCACACGCGCCTCGGAAGATTCGGCGAACAGATCGGTGTCCGTAGCCCCGGAAGTTCCCGCGCCAGTGCCCCAGGCGATGTAATTCGGTTCGGTTCCCGCACCTTTCAGCCGGTTTGTAACAATTGCCTTGCCTGCATCGGTAAATATACTAGCCATGTCGTGATCCTTTTAAGTACTGTTTAAAATTCCACCAAAACCGCATCAACCGGTTGCGATGCCAGGAAGAAACGGTTCCAAGGTGCGCTTTGCTGCCATCAGCGCGGGTGATAACGGCCTCGACCCGAATTGATTTGAGTTCACCTGATGCCATTATCGCGCAGCCCAAGCAACATTCGGGTTGAACGACGCAGCCATCAAGTTAGAGTTGGATGCCGGATAGTACATTTAGCCTCCCATAGGGCAATAATCAAATGGAATGCAGCAAAATTTGCACTGCATAACTGAATACACCAACATGATTCCTTATCGTTACTCCTGAAGCGGATGGCGATGACAGAACTTTAAATACAGCCCCATTACCCCATCCCGTCATGTTGCAACAATTCAGAATTCATGTAACTCCATGGAAAAAATTGTATCATCTTTTTTTATATTGCATAGCCTGGCGTTGTAGGGTAAAAACCATACACTTTTCACCATGACAAATCATCCGGGTGCAGTAACGCGCAAATATTGATGGCTCATATTGGGTTTGATCGTTCCCACGCTCCGGCGCTCATCGTTACACACAAGTCGGGTAGGGTGGGCACGCTTTTTGTGCCCACGCGGAATTTATCGTGTTGATCCGCGTGGGCACAAAGAACGTGCCCACCCTACCCGGCTTAATTGAAAACGCTGTATTTAACGATGCAAACCCAAACATTGCACGAGCCAACACATACAGCCACCAGACAGCCTGATGAAAGAAAATCCGTTCGTCCTGAGCCTGTCGAAGGATGAACGGATTTTCTTTCATCAGGCTGGCTTACGGCGGGCTTGCCATCTTGCTCCGTTCATCCTTCGACAGGCTCAGGACGAACGGAGCAAGATGGCAAGCCGGGTAGGGTGGGCACGCTTTTTGTGCCCACGCGGAATTTATCGTGTTGATCCGCGTGGGCACAAAGAACGTGCCCACCCTACCCGGCTGGGGAAGCAAGCTTGAGCAAGTGCGGGCGCAGGTTTGCGCCCTTCTCCCGCAGGCGGGAGAAGGGCCGGGGATGAGGGTGTTGCGTATTGGCAACCGTGACCGCGACCGGCTCAAGACCCACTCACCGGCGTCATCCCCAACATCCCGGCGCGCATCTGCTCGCCGAAGAGCATCAATTGCCGCGTCGTCCTGGCTGCCTGATTCGCCGCCAAATGCGCCCGCTCGTAGAACTGGCAGCGCTCAATCCCTATCCCATCGGCCAGCGTCTTCACCGGCTTAGGCCGATAATCGCAGTACACCACCACAAACGGCACGAACAACCCAATAGGAAGACTGGAAACCGCTATGTTGAACGCAATCATTTCCGGGTTCAGTGGAATGCATGGCTCGCCGCTCGACTCAGGCTGCTCTCCCACCATCTGCGCCAGAAAATTTCTCTGCGCCGGCTCGCCAACGAAGCGCCGCATATCGATCCAGCGCACCCAGTCCTGCGCCAGGGTGTAGACCTGCTCGTTGCGCGTCATCCAGCCACCCCGTAAAGCCTGCACTTACGCGTCATATTTTTCCCCTCGCCGGCCTTGAGTCGTCCAAGCGCAAGCATCGTGGATTTTTTGCTCCGCCCGATCATCCTAGAAAGCTCAGCCGGGTAGGGTGGGCACGCTTTTTGTGCCCACGCGGAATTTATCGTGTTGATCCGCGTGGGCACAAAGAACGTGCCCACCCTACCCGGCTCACTCCTCACCCCTCACCCATTCATTCCGGCTCGATGTTGTCCGCCACCTGAGCGTTAAAGGCCAGCGTATCGTCGAAGCTCAACACGCAATATTGGCCGGCGCGCAAATGGTCGAAGAGATAGCCGCCGTCGGCGGCGGCTACGGTTGAGCGAAACACCTGGCCGGTTTTGCGGTCGAGCAGGAGGACGCGTTTTTTGGCCTGGAGGCCGTTGACGGTGACGGTGCCGGCGATTTTCAGCAGGCCGCCGTAGATGGCGTCAACGCGCGATTTTTGGTTGATGGCGCGCGCACCGGACGGTGCGCCGTTGATGGCGTGGAGGTTGTAGCGGGCGAAGCGGATGCGTAGCAGGCGGTTCATGATTTAGTCCCAGGGGCCGGTGATGTCGATCATGGCTTGGCAATCTCCCGCGACGCCGTTCTGGATTTTTATGGCCACCAAGGTCTTGCCCGGCAGCCCCACCACGCCGGAGAGGGTATCGCCGTGAGCAAGCGGCGCCAGGTGCAAGGGCTGATAAAGTCCGGGCATGGCGCCACGGATGACGCTGCCGTGATTGACCGCAATGCCGCTCACATAGAGACCGTTATCGACCGGGCTAGGGTAGGCCATGCCGCCGTTGCCGAGATAGGGGGAAAACGCATAATCGCCCATGAACCCGAAAGTCAACGCGCTGCCGATCTGGTTGTAATTGCGCGCCAGATATTTGCTGGTTTGCACGGCAGTCAGGTTTCCGGACAGCACTGAAAAATCGTTGTATTGGCCGGCATAGGTGCCGGTTATATTGTTATCGGCAATCACCGCGCAGTGGTAGGCATCGCCCGCCTTGTAGCTGGTGATGTCGCCCCAGAAATTACCGCTGTAGCTGGGGTAACTGGTCAAATGCCACTTTATAAACAAGTAAAAGCGTTTGTCATCGGCAATCAGCACCCACGGGCGCGCGGTCGCGTCCGCCGCATTGGATTTGCGCCAGCAGAAATTCGGGGCGACGACTTGCGTTGCGGTGGGGAACTGCCCGGTTCCGGTGTCGGCGTCGGTCATGGTTTCATAGCCGCGTATCGCCGCGTAAGTGGTGGTGGTGTCGTCCACGCGCAGCAGCAGGCCGCTGCCGCCGACGACGGTGGAGCGATACACGGCCTTGTTGACGCTGGTGTAGGTTTTTTCCCACGCGCCGGTTTCGGGCGGGGTTTGCGCGCCGTAGCCGTTGATGAGGCAGGCGTCGAGCAGGTTGATAAGCGTGCCGGCGACGCCGGAGAGCACCGGCGCGCCGGTGTCGGTGGATTGGTAGAGCTTGACGGACATTTTTTGGTTCCTTTTTGTAATATTAAGTGAGGAGTGAGGAGTTATTGGCAGTGAGGAGTGAGGAGTGAAGAGTGAGGAGTAAAGTCAAAAACAGCGCGGACTCCGGTTTTACTCCTCACTCCTAACTCCTCACTCCTCACTGAGTTAATCCGCATCCCCCCGTATCTGCAATTTAAAATCATCATCCGGTGCGACCACGTCGCCCATGGTGGTGGTGCGCGCGATCCACAGCGGGTAATTGGCGGCGTGGGTGGTGAAGCGCACCACGTTGTTGGCGGCCCAGCCGCTGCCCCAGCCGGCGGCTTGCAGGGTGAAATAGGGCGTTTGGGTGGCGGGGTTCAGTGGTGCGATTGATGCGCTGGTGCTGCCGCTCGCGATGACGCCCACGGTTTCGCCCACGATGTTGAACGTGCCGGCGCTGGTGAACAGGATTGCCCAGCGCTCCTCGATTGCGCCCAGGTTGTGGACGGCGACGGGGTAGACGGTGTCGTTGTATTGCGCGGTGGTGGAACTTCCGATCAGGCTATCGCTCCATACGCCGGTCCAGGTGTATTGGCTGAAAAATTTCGACACCCGCGCCTGCATGTCGCCGATGATGAGCGCGCTGCTGATGTAGCTGTTGGCGGCGCTGTAGCTGTGCGCCAAGGGAGCGACGAAAGTGATGTCGCCGGTGATTTGCACGTCGGAGACCAGCGCCATATCCTCAATGCGGTGCTCGCATTCCAGCGGCTGGGCGTAGGCGGTTAAATCCAGCGGGGTGCGCATCACCAGCGTGCCGGCGGCGAGGTCGGGCGTATAGAATGAAGTCGGGATTTTGACGCCGTTGGCATCGCGTAGCACTGCGTAGGCGAGATTCGCGCGCGGCAATGTCAGCACCTGGCCGGCCAGCAGCGCGTCGGGCAGTGGGGTGGTGACGGTGTCGTGGATCACCGCCACGTTGCCTTGCTTGAAGACCGGCACGCGCCCATCCATCGGCAGGCGCACCGGGTCCAGGCCGAGCAGATCGGCATCCAGCGGCATATTGCTGTAGACGATGCAGTTGAAGAAAATGGAATCCGGCAAGACCGGCGTTGGAACCCAAACCAGCGTGGCCGGCGCGATGGGCGCGACGTACCAGGATGCCGCTTTTTGCGCTGTGGTTAATTCCGCGTCCTGCTGCCAACTGCCGAAGCCGACATCCACCACGCCGGTTTCCGCCTCGACATGGCCGAGCAGGCCGGTTCCGGCAATCGCGCCGTTCATGTCCGCCGTGCCGGTGATGAGCGTATTGTCGGCAGCCGCCCGCGCGCGAACGTAAAAACTGCCGGGGCGGATCGGGTTGCCGGGGGTGCGGAAGGTCGCGGCGTTGACGTTCCACTGGCCTTTGCGGGTGAGCAGGGATTGCACGGCGATGGTGTTGAGCGTCCCGCCCCATTCGGTGAAGCGCATTTCGCCGCTGACATAATCGATGGAACCTATCGGCGTTCCGGCGTTATTGAGCTTGTTAATGTCTTTCAGCAGCGTGCCGTTGCGGTCGATCACGGTTGCATTGCCGCAAGCGATGCGCACCGAGCCGGGGACAACCTGCTCAGTGGTGGTGGGGGTCAGATCGACCACCAGGGCGGACGGCATGGGGGTGATCGTCGAACCCGACACAACCGCAGCACCAGCCGGCACGTAATAACACCGGATGGTGCTATATTTCGCCCATAATTCGGACACCGTATTGCCGAAGCAATCCGGCAAGCCGGCATCCTTCGGGACGGACACCCATCTTTTGGCGGCTGCGTCCCAGTAATTATGGATTTTCTGGTAGATCGCGCTGAATGCCACCACGCCGGTGGTGTAATTGATCGTGCCGTAGTTCGGATCAATCACCGGCGCATCGAACCCGCGCAAAGAACGCAAAGACAGCGTGCCGTCGCCTTTGTCATACACCCAGGCATCCCCGCCGGGCATCAAAAAATACAGCGAGCCGGGCACGATGGCGCCCAGCGTTATGCCGCCGTCGGAATGCCATCTGCCGGGAATCCCGTTAACATAATCGGTGAAAGTGACGCGCGAGGGGACACCGCTGAGATTGACGCATTGAAACACCTCCCCCTGCCCGTTGTTAACGGCCTCTTTATGCTCGTAAGTCACCGTAATCGTGCTGCCCACATCGGGAATCCAGGCGGGGATCAGGAAAATATCCCCGAACGCATAGCCGACCGTCCCCGCGCCGTCCCCGGTCAGTTTATTGTGGCCGTCATCCGTCACGGTTTTGACCTTGCCGCCGTTCAGGTAAGTGATACTGATCGTCCCCGGCTGCAACCCGGCATCGCACAGGATGGGAATAATCACCGGCGACACCCCGGCATTAATGCCGCGCCGCTCATAATGCACCCCGGTTCCCCAGCTATAAATAATGCTCGACCCCACATCCGGCAGCGCGCCGACCGTCAGCAGCACCGAACCGGTGGCGTAATTGACCGTGCCGCTGCCCTCGCCCTCGCGCCCGGCCAGCTTGCCCAGGCCGTCGTCGTACAGGCGCACCCACTTGCCCTGGGCGCGGTAATCGATGGAGAGCGTCCTCGGCGCGGGCGTGGGTTGCAGATTGGCGATATAGTTATACTGCCGGTTGCCCGCCGTGATCGCCACGGAATCCGTGTGAGCGCTATCCACCGCCACCCCCGCCGGCGTCGCGCTCGCGGTGAAATTGCCCGACCACGCGCTGGTGCGGCTGAGCGAAATCGCACCGGTTTCGTAGTTGGCGGTGCCGCTGTAGCCGTTGGCGCCACCCGACGCGGCGACGATGTTGCCGCTGCCGTCATCCTTCAGCGCTGCCGGGCTGCTGATGACCAAGCTACCGCGACAGAAGGGCGAACCGAAATAAAGCGTCGCCGCGCTGTTGGCCGCCTGGTTGAAAGGCTGGCTCACGCTCAACGACCCCTCGTCGCCGGACGGGATCAGCGCCGTCTTGCCCATCCCGGCCAGCGTATCCAGCACCGGCGATTCGATTTGCGTGCTCGGGACAATCTGGCCGAAAATGCCGGGCACCTTAACGCTCAACGCGCCCAACGCGGCATCCTGGGAGAGCTTCTTAACCCCGCAATATTGCGCGGCATCGGCCACCACCGTAAAACGAATCACCGTGGGGCTTGCGTTTTGCGTGAGGCAGGTCACCTCCGCACTGGAAAATTTATAGCGCAACGGATTGCTGATCTCGAAGGTAATCACATCGCGCGAAAACGTCCCGCATTCCCCGCTCACCTGAAAAACCGTGGACACGCGGCTCACCACCTTGGTAATGCGCACATACTGCGCCACCGTGTCGTAACCGATTTTCTCTTGGGAAAGGCAATACACCTCGCCCACCTCCGGGCTGACCGTATCGGTGCGGCAATACACCATCACCGTGCGCTGCCCGGTGAGGTGGTCGCCGTAGAGCACCAGCCGCGACACGCCGGAAATCGCCAGATAACTCTCCACCCGGTCGCGCGCCGCCGCGCGCTCATCCGTCCAGGATTTAGTGGTAAAGAGCGTCACATTGACATGCGGATCGGCAGGCGGATTGGTGATAATGACGTGCGCGCCGTAATAAGTGTCGGTGTTGGCGGTCGTCACCGAAGCAAACGCCTTGCGCAGGCTAACGCGGCCATACACGCGATCCAGCCGGGAAATATCGGGAAAGAGATTGTTCACCGCGCCGTCGGTCACTTCAACGCCGGACATGCGCCCGCCGCCGTCGTCGTATTCGGTGAGGCGCTCGGATTGGATTAGCTTGATGTCGGATTCTAGGATAGTCATTTTGGGTAATGGGTGATGGGTGATGGGTGATGGGTAATGGGTAATGGGTGATGGGTGATGGGTGATGGGTGGGATGGTTTTTCGCGTTAGCCGTTGATTTGGGTTAGGCGCAGGGTCATCACATACCAGTCATCCGCCAGCGGGATGGCTTTGGGCAGGATCGGCTTGGCTTCCACCGCGACCTCGCCGGGGCGGAAAATCACCGTAAAGGTGCGGCCATCGGGTAGCGTGAGCGTCATTTCCCGTCCGGGCATATCGGCAAGCGACTGGGCGGCCAGCACCGTGGCGCGCGGGCACCAGCCGCTATCCTCCTCGGCGGCCAGGGTGATCGGGCGACCGGCCAGCTTGCGGCTGGCCTGCACCAGCAGCGCCCCGGTCAAGCTATATTCGGATTTCGCCGCCACCGCCCCCCAGGCGAATTCATCCGTCCATTTCATGGAGAGCGGGAGAGAAACGGTGTCTAAAGTAAAAGTCATTTAAAAACAGTCCTGAGTTAGAAACAGTGCTGAGTGCTGAGTTCCGAGTGCCGAGTTCGTAGGATGTGCCGACGCTAGGAGGCGCATCGCTCGCGCATCCCGCCGGCAATACGCGACCGATGCGCCTCCTAGCGTCGGCACATCCTACGACGCTACGACGCTGTTGGATCGTTCCCACCCTGCCGGGCTGATTCCTGATCCCTGATTCCTGATCCCTGATCCCTGATTCCTGATCCCTGATCCCTGATCCCTGATCCCTGATCCCTGATCCCTGATTCCTGATTCCTGATCCCTGATTCCTGATCCCTGATTCCTGATCCCTGATCCCTGCCCCTCACGCCGGCACCGCTCGCGCGCCGGCGGATTTCAGCACGGCGAGCATGGCCTCCACGTCGGTGCGCCCGAAATTTCCGGTGACGCTTGCGCCGCCGGGGGCGACCAGCTTAATGGTCACGGGCTGTGCAGCCGCCTCTGTTGTTGACCGCGCCGCCTGTTGCGCTTGTTGCGCCTGCTGGTATTGAGTAAATTCCTTGGGCAGGTAGACGGATAGATCGGGCCCCTTATAGACCGGCTGATAGATCGATACGACAGCCTGCGGCTTTGGGGTGGACGGCAGGGGCGTGGGATCAATCACCTTCGCTGTCGGATATTTCCCGGCGCTTTCTATGGATTTTGCACGTGCGTTGGCCTCGCTTTTTACCGCCTCTTGCAGCGCTGCCGCCTTATCTGCTGCGGCTTGAGCGTTTTGCTCTTTCTCTGCGGCGATTTGCGCGGCTTTTTCCTTGGCGATGTTTGCCAATTTTATTTGGTGCAATTGGCGCAGGGACGCCATGGCTTGCGCCAGTTCCCCGACAGCGGCGCCATTGCCCGCTTTACGGTTCGCTGCCATTTCATCTTCCAGGGCGCGCAGTTTGGCTTCAAAGTCCGCGTTTTCCACTTGCTCGAACCTGCCCAGCGCCTGGTCGAGTTGGGTTTTGATGTCGGCGGCAGCCAATTTCGCGGCGGTAAGCGCGGATTTCCACGCAGTGGCGGCCTCTGTGTTGCGCCGTTGCGCCAGTTCGGTTTTGGCGAGTTGCTGGGCGATGCCCTGGACTTTTTGGTCTGCGCCTAAAAATGCGTTCGCGCCATCCACGCCGGCATTGACAACCTGCCGGGCTGCCTCGACCTCGCGGTTGATCATCGCGTCCATCGGCTCCGCAAGCTTAAGCACCTCTTCCTTGGCTTTTTTAATCGCGTCGGCGAAACCTTCGGCGGTCATGGTTGCCGACTCAAATTTTTTGCCCTCTGCGTCCAGCAGGTAGCCTTGTGCGTCGTAGGCTTCCTTTTTAAATTTGCTCATGCTGTCGGCAGCGTCTTTGACGGTGCCGGCCAGCGTCATCGCGGCATTGGCGGAAGAGCGCAATTCCCCGGCCATGGCGCTCGCTTCGGTCGCGGCCTGTTTACTGGTCTCGGCAGTGGCTGCGCTGTAATTGGCGTTGATTTGCGCTTCCGCCGCCATGGCACGGGTCGATTCCGTGCCGTATTTGGCATACAGCGCGTTGGCTTCCTTGGCGGTGGCTTCGTCTTTCGCCGCCTTGGCCGCATCATCGGCGGCTTGGGCGCCGGCCTGCGCCGCATCCGCTTCGGCTTGCGCGGCTTGGGCGGCGAGTCCCAATGCATCGGCCTTGGCCTTGGCCGCCGCCGATCCGCTTTTACTGGCCTCGGCGCTGGCGTTGGCATAGTCGGTCTCGGCTTTTTGCGCGTTGGCCGAGGCCTCCACCGCCTTGCCTTTTGCCGCCGTGGCGGTGGCGGCGATCTGCACTGCGGCGGTGAGTTCCTTGACCTTATCCAGGTGCTTTTGGCTGTCGCCGGTCATGGTGGCGATTGCCGCTTTGACCGCTTCCTGCGTTTTTTTGAAGGCTTTTTCGATCTCCGTGGGGGCGGCGACGCCGGAATCTCTGATCCTGACGTAATCGACGCTCGCCTGCTCCGCCGTCGCGCGAATCGCTTCGGTGGATTTGACGCCCATGCGTTTGAAGGCGTCGCCGAGCGCGCCCTCGACCTGGCCGGCGGTTTCGCGGATTTTTGCTTGCAGGCGGGCTTGCGAGTCAGCGAGTTCTTGCCCGGTCTGCTTGCCCGTGGCCTCAAGGCGACGCAATTCCTCGCCTACAGCCGCCAGTTCTTTTTGCGTCTTGGCGGCATCCAGCATTTTGTCGAAGGCCGCCTTGATTTCCGGCGTGGTGGCGGCGATGTTGTCCACTACTGCGGTCAAAGCTTGCTCTGCGTCGCTGAAGAGTTTGGAAAAGCCGGTGCGTATCAATTCCTGATCGACGCCGATCTTGCCCAGCACCGCCTTGAGCGACGCTTCCATGGCGCCGGCCATCCGTTGCGCGCCTGCCGCCGTTCCATCGAAGGCGGCGAGGGCGTTGATCTGGAATTTGATCAGATCGTCCACCGAGAGCTTTTTCAGGAAATCGTCGAGCGAGCCGCGCAATTGGCTCCCGGTGATTTTGCCTTTCTTCTCCAATTCATCCAGCGCGGAAAGCGCAGCGCGCACCGCATCGAAGTTGCCGGTCTTCAGGCCGTCGTACACATGCTTGAGCGCTTCCTGCGTCGTTTTGCCGGATGCCTTTAATTCCTCGAATGCGTTTACCAGCGCGTCTTTTGCCGCAGCGACCCGGGCTTGCGCCTGTTCGGCGGATTCGCCGACCTTGGCGAACACGACCATGTTGTTGTAGGAATTAATGGCGGCTGCGGTTTCGGCGGTCGTGTCGCGCAGCACCTTCGTCGCGGCTGCGGCGACGCGCATTCCGGCGGCCACGCCGTTGCCGGCTTTTTCGGCTTCGACCTTGTAGCCTTGCAGCTTGGCGATGGATTCGCCCAACCAAATGCCGACCGCTTTGAGCACTTCGTAACCGAAAACCAAAATCGCTATCTGGAGCGTGCGCGGCAGCTTGCCCAGCACGCCGGCCAGCGTACTGGCCGAGGTGGCGGCCGCACCGGCGGACCTGACGAACGCAAGCAGCTCAAGCCCCATTTCGACAAGTCTGGTGGCGATTAAAACCCTGGCCAGAAAAACAAGTTCATCGCGCCATTGCACCATGACCTTAATGACGGCGACGGTTGCCGAAACGACCTTCCCGATGGCATCGGCCATCTCCTGCGCCATCTTTTGCAGCTCGCCGCTGTCGGCCAGCGCCTGGATGGTGGACAGCAGGCTTTTCAGCCCTTCATTGAGCGCGTCCATCGCGCCGCTTTGGGCGATGGCGAGCTTGAATTGCTCCCAGCTATCGGTGATGCGGTTCAGGTTGGCGGACAGGCTTTGCGCAGCGGTGGCGGCTGCTGCGCCGAAAGTGTTCTGCAACCCGGCGGCGAATTTCGGCAGGAACTCATCCGTGGTGAGCTTGCCGGACGAAACCAGCTTGTCGAATGCATCGCCGGTCATGCCCATCGACCGCGCCGCGATGTTAAACGCGTCGGGCAGACGCTCCCCCAATTGGCCGCGCAGCGCATCCATGTCAACCGTGCTCGTGCCGGCCATCCGGCCAATGACCTGGAACATGCCGGATACTTCGTCGCCTTCCAACTTGAGCGCACCGGCGGCCTGCATCACGCCGGTGAATATCCGGCGGGTGTTCTCGCCCTCCAGCGCCGTGCCCTTGCCGGCTGCGGCCAATTTCACATAAGCCGCGGCCGCGCCGTTCAGCCCAAGCCCGAGGGTGTCGGCGGTTTCCTTGATAAAAGCAAATTCCTGCGCGGCTGCAGCTGACGACCCGGTCGCGACAGTGAGCGCGGCGTTGAGCTTCTCGAAACCCAGACCCGCTTCGATTACGGATTTAAACGCCGCGACAGCCGTATGCATATTGACAATCGAGGCGGCAAAGGCCGTGATGTCGCTCACTGCGCCGGACAGGCTGCCAATGGCGGAGCCTAGCCCGGCCAGCGCGTTTTCCACTTCTCTCACGGACGACAGCAGGCGCGCCATCCCCGCCCCCGCCTGACCGGCGGCAGCGTTCATGTCACCCATCGCCTGCTTGAAATCCTGCGCGATTTTGGCAATTGCGGCATCGAACTGGTCAGCCGCCATTTGCAGCGTGACGCTGACGTTTAATTCACTCACGTTGGTTCCTTAAACCTAAACCGGACAAGCCGGAACCCAAAAACGTACTCACGCGAAGCCGCGAAGAACGCGAAGAAAAACCAAGGCAGGTTTGGCTTTTTTTGCGGCTTCGCGGCTTCGCGTGAGAAATTCTTCTCACTGATAAGTGACTAAGCCGGACAATTGCCGGAAGCCAACAGGATGTAGGGTGGATAAGCGTAGCGCATCCACCTTTCTACGCCGATTCGGTGGATGCGCTACGCTTATCCACCCTACGACTCACGCCGGTTTCTCCGTGCTATCGCCCCAATAAACAAATTAAACTGCCCGAGGGTGTAATCCAGCACCCCCGGCCAGTGGTGGCCGGACTCGATCAAGAGCTGGACGGCGTCCGACCAGCCGTGATCATCAACGTCAGCCCGTTGGCTGCCGCGGTGAGCGACGGCAGGACGCGGCGGATAAAAAAATCGGCGTTCACCTCGATCACGGTCTGCGCAAGCCGGATAGCCTCTTCCGCAGTCAGCCCCTCCACCCACGTTTGCGGCTGGCCGGAGGCAAGGGCCAGCGCGGCAAAAACGTTCTCCCCGTGCTCAATCGTCAGCGCCAACCAATCGACCGGCGCGCCGGGTTTAAACGCATCCATGAACGGCGCGCAGGTGCGCGCCATCTCGGGCAGGATGCCGATCTTGAAGGGGACGATGGAGAGGGTTTTCCCGTTGAGGCTCAGCTCGACGGGAGTAGGAATCAGCGTTGCTAAGTCGGACATGATTTTTTTCCTTTTAAGTGAGGAGTTAGGAGTGAGGAGTGAGGAGGATGGGGGGGGGTGACTCGTGGTTAGTAACTCATAGTTAGCGACTCGTGGTTACGCAACTCCTCACTCCTCACTCCTCACTCCTCACCCCAAAACCTCACACCTGCACAATCCGCCCAAACTGTCCCAGCACGGCGTCGTTTTCCTTGGTGTCGTCCATCAGCACCGAGCCGGCCAGTTCGAATTTGGCGATGTCGTCGGAGATCAAATTAAGGTCCTTCAGCGGATCGAACGACACGCGGTACAGATCGATAATCACGTTGGCGTTGTTCGCGGCGGTGTTGACGCCGACGAAGCGCACCCAGCGTTCGGGTGCGCCGGCGGTCATCATGTTGATATTGGTGGCGTCGCCGTTGACGTAGCTGACCTTGAAGGGCTGCACGAACGTGCCGACGTTGAGGATTTCGATCATGCCGCCGCCGGGCGAGGTCACGCGGTAATCCTTGTTGTGCGCCAGCGTGGCCGGGGTGGCGGCGCTATCCTTAATCACCACGCTGCTGATGACCGGTTTGGCGGTGCCGTAAAATTGCCCGACCAGCATCCCGGCGGGCATGGCCTCGTCCGTCACGCTGCCGGCGGCGAGGGTGGAGTGCGCGCCGTAGAGCACCAGCGCGAGACGCGCTTTGTCGAACACGTCCAGCGTCATACTGCATTCGGCGCTCTTGCCCTTAATCAGGCGCAAATCGACCAGACGCTGGCCGGAGCGGGATTCCTTATGCTCCAGCGTTTCGGTTTTCAGGCTGAATTTGAACGCCGGCGCATTGCGCGCATCCTCAAACGCCAGGGGGTTGCCCGAGCTATCGCGTTCGGCCAGGTAAACGACGCCCTGACCGGAAAAGTAAGTGTTTTGTGCCACGGTTATTGCTCCTTGTTTAGTTAAAGAAAATCATGCTGCTTAACCGGTTTGCCCCCTTCTCCCGCAAGCGGGAGAAGGGCCGGGGATGAGAGCGTCTACGTACTGGCAACGACGACGATACGCACGGTCTCTCATCCTGAGCCTCCCTCCCACCTTCATAAGAGAGAGGCTTTAATAATCATTGCGCCTTGCTTAAAACTGTTAAAGGCTTAAACCTCTTAACAAGTCTGGCCGCGCCAATATCGATCAGCCATTGCGCGAGGTCCGCATCGAGGTCGATTGCGTCTCCGGGCTGATATTGCCGCCCGGCATGGGTGTGCGGCTTAATCAATTCGATTTTCATTTAGGATGTCCCGGTAATCATCCTGGCCTCAAAGGCCAGCGGAAAATAAGCAAATCCGGCGTTAAACCCCGGCTTGGGCGCATTCACCCGCACCAGCGGGCGAAACCCCGGCGCCTGCCAGCCCGACAGCGCTTGCAGCGTGCGCGTAATCAGCACGCCGGCGTCACACCGCGCATCCGCGCCGCCGAGCGTATCGCGCTCGTTGCGCACCGCCACCACCACCAGCCAGGTTTGCACCACCACTTGCACCGCGCCCTGTCCGGCGCGGCTGTCGCCGCCGGACAGCGCATCGCCCTGATAAATCACGAGAGCGGCGGGCGTGGTCTGTCTGGATGCCTGCATCGAAGCCAGATCGGCCATGCCAATAATCTCGCGAAACCCCGGCGCTGCCGCATGGAGGCGGGCGATCAGCAACGGCTCCAGCCCCAGATAGTTATCCATCAACCTAGAAACCTCCGTTGAACGGGCTGGAGTGTGCGGTTTTCCGGGTGCAGGGCATACCCGACGGCCTTACGGCCTGGGCACAAGAGGCGCAACGACGCGCAATGGTTATTCCATTGCCTTCTCTTGTAGTTGCAACGCCGCCATGCGCCCGGAAAACCGTGCAATCCAGTCCGTAGCGTTCTCACCAAACGGGCACACGCAAAATAGATGACAAAGTTGTTTAGAACCATCATGTTATACATCCTTGCAAGCGGTCAACGGAGGTTTCTAGGTTCAATACCCCTTCAGCGCGTCACGCGAGAATTCCCGGCGCGCGCCGGCGGCGAGCGGTCCGGTTGCGCTCGGGGATGTGGTCGGCGGCATCCCCAAACTAACCAGCCCGCGCGCGATGGCGGCCAGCCACTTCACCGCATCGGTGTAGCGGTTGCGCACTTCCTCCGTCGCAGCCTTGTCGTACAGCCGATAGCGCGTAATATCGCAGGCAATGCGCATCAGCACCGGCGGCGTATGCGGCAGCGGCAGGGTGTAGCGCACCGCCAGATAACCGTCGATCTCCGCATCCGCATCAAAAAACGCCTGCACAAGAATCGCCGCATCCACCGCATTCAAACGCGGACTGGAGCGATCGGTGAGGTTAATCAACTCTTTTTCGCCGTAGCGGGTAATCATGTCGGATAGCGAGGCGTAAGGCATGGTTTTTTTCCAGTGGTTTGTGGTTGGTGAGGAGTGAGGAGTGAGGAGGATGGGGGGGGTAACTCGTGGGGTGTAACTCGTGGTTAGTAACTCATTGTTAGCGACTCGTGATTACGCAACTCCTCACTCCTCACCCCTCACTCCTCACCCACATCACGCTTTGCACTCCACCAGCACCGCCGGCCTCAAGCACAGCGGCAGCGGGTTGGATTGGGTGTGCAGGTTGGTGCCGCGTCCCATGTCGCGCGGCTCTTGTTTCGCGTAGTAGACCTGCCCCAGGGTGTTGACGGTCTCGTTGAAATCCGCCGGTGCGGCGTATTGGCGGAAGGTGCCGCCGGTGCCTTCGGGGAAGGCGTGGCCGTCGCCGGCAGCGATGAAGCGGCGCAGGTTGCCGTCGCTGCCGCTGGCCGAACCGGCGTATTCCTCGAAAATGATCCCGCCGAATTCGAAGCCCTTGCGCTTATCGTTAGCCACGTTATCCTGCGCGCCCTGCCAATTCAGGAAGGCTTTTTCCACATTGGGGTGCGCGGTGAAGGCATCGTAAAATTCCTCGGACACCATCACCCGCACGGCGGTCATGCGCTCGCCCATCAGATTCTTTTCGATATGGCGCTTCACCGTCAGGCACTTGGCGCGCACGTCGGTGGTGGTCGTGCCGAGGGCGAAATTCACGGTCTTCTTGGTGATTTCGAACTCGGTGTATAAGTCATACAAAGTCGAACCGTCGGCATCCAGGATCAGCCCTTTCAGCGCACCCATGCGCAGCCATTCGTGGGTCAGGTCGTGCTTGTTCTTCATATCCTGCAAGCGGTCGTTGACGATGCTCTCCACCGTCTCCAGCCCGGATTCCGAACCAAACGCGCGCACCCCGGCCACATCGCCCGGCAGCACCACATCGTCGTGCGGAATATGCGGCACGACAAACGAGCGCACCTTGCGCGCGCCATGCGCCGCCTGCGTGCCGGGCGACCCCAACGGCTGGCTCGCCAACAGCTTCAGCACGCCGTTTTTCTCATCGATCATCACCGTGCGGGTAGTGATCGGCTTGACGGCGAACAACTTCATTTCAGCGAGTCGCCCATAAAGATTGGGCAAAATATTAATGGCATCGGTCAGATTGGCCAGATTGAAACTGGGATTGTCAAACGGGTTTTGCATGGTTTTCTCCAAAGAATAAAAACAGTCCTGAGTGCTGAGTACCGAGTGCTGAGTTAAAAGCAGTGCTGAGTCCTGAGTGCTGAGTAGTTGGGCACGCATCCACCTTCACCTTGACGCCTCGATTTTTAATCCGTTCGTCCTGAGCTTGTCGAAGGATGAACGGATTAAAAATCGAGGTGTTAAGGTGGATGCGCTAACGCTTATCCACCCACATACTCAGCACTACGTGCCCAACTACTCAGCACTCCGTTTTAAAGAGCATCTCTCACCACAATCCCCAGCGCCGTCAGCGCCGCTTCCGCCGCAGCTTTTTCCGGCGCGGTGACACCGGCTTTCCAGACCAGCGCCTGGCGCGACACCACCGAATGGCGTTTAAGCGCGACGGTTTTAACGGCAGCCGTGCCCGTGCTGGTCGGCTTGAGCAGCACTGCCGCGGCGATCTGGCTGCCGTCGCCGGCGGTCGGGTCGAATTCGGTGTAGGCATCGTCGGCGCTGATCTTCCCGAGCACCGCACCCAGGCCGAGTTTGTTGCCGGCGGCCAGGGTGATCGTGTCGCGGGAATACAGGCATTCCGAAATCTCGTACTTCAGCAGATCGGAAAGACGTAGGGGCAGAGTGGCGCTGGGCATGGCAGTTTCCTTCTATATATAGAGTTGAGAATTTGGATTACTTCTTGGCTTCGGCGCGTTTTTTCGCGTCCGCCAACAACGGATTGACCGCGCCCGTAGCGGGCGGCTGGCCGGGCAACGCGGCATGGGCGGCGACAATCACCGGCGCCGAATCGACATAACGGTTAAACCCATCGATGTCGCGCGCGGCGTAATCGCCCGCCCAATCCTTCATGCCGGGCGCCACCTTGCCGGCGGTCATCGCGGCGGAAACCGCCTGCGCGGCAGCAGCCTCGCGCTGGCTGGATTGCAGCGTATGCAGCGAGTTCGAGACGCGCTGAAATTCGGCCATCGGCACAAAGCGCGCCGGATCGGGACCGGCGCCGCGCGCTTGCGCCGCGCCGACCAGGGCGTCGGCGTTGGCGTCGGCGGGCAACCCCAGTGCGGCGTGAATCTGACCCATCGCCGCCTGGGCGGACTTGAGCGAGTCGCCAATAATCTGGACGTGACTAATCACATCGTCCGCCGTAGCAGTCGCCGGCAAATTCAACTCGTTAATTAACCAGCCCAGCACTTTCGAAGCGCGTTCTTGATCCATAGCATGTTGCTCCTGAGTAATTAAGCCATCGCGTCGCGCGATGGCGGGTAAATAAAGATTGGGATTATTGGTCAGCGTCCAGCCGGTGAGCCGCACCACACAGCCATCCGGCAAATGATCGAAAACCGGACTGATATACAAATACTCGCGCGCGCCAATCATGGACGCGGCGCGCTGCGTCCACTGAACGACGCCGCCCAAAATGCCGTCGCGCGCCTCCAGCGCCGTCACCGACCCGCACGCCGGCGCGGGCTGACCGTTGGCCGGCGCATACAAGCCCTGATGCTCGTAATCGCCCATCAGCGGCATCCCCCAAGCGGCGAATTGCGCCCGCACCGCCGCCTCATCGGTGCGATACGGCCCGCGCCCATCGCGCCCGGCAAATTGATCCAGCGGCAGCAAAGGAATCCACCCCGGCGCGCCGGAATCCGGCAGAGCGAAAATATGAAAACCGCGTTGTGTGTTTGATGTAGACATGCCGCCATAGTAGGCGGACGGGAGGGCTGACTTAATGCTGACCACGGTCAGCACCTTTTTGGGGGTGGGGTCGGGGTCGGGGATCAGGGATCAGCCGGGTAGGGGGTGAGGAGTGAGGGGTGAGGGGTTCACCCCAGCCTACGCTTGCTTGGCTGTTTTTTCTTCTCATCAGGCCATATCTTGGGCTATACTTGGAATGCAGACGTCGGCTAGAGCACAACCGGGTTGCCGGGAACCCCTCGGGGCCGTGAAGGGAAGACCCGTCCTTCCTAGCCGTCGCCCGCGCCTTCCACCCGCTTTCGTAGGGATTTGATGTTTTTCGCGTCAGTCCGGCGAAATGACTGCAAGTACATTTCTTTTCCATCCGCCGTCACCTTTAGCACTGCCATATAAGGCGGATCGCGATGCCATATTACCGTTGCATGGTGAATTTTATCGTAGCGCCGCTCGCCATGATCAAGCAGCTTTTGCAGCCACGCGAAGCTGTCGGCTGTAATTTCAGGATGCTTGGCATATAGCGCGACAACAGCACTTCACCCGCCTGCGTGCCAAGAGCGATTCCGATGTCGCCGGGAACGGTCGCAACCCGTAGCGTATCGGCGCTTTGCCCGGCAAGCAGTCTTCCTATTTCGTCAAGTGTGGCGACGGCATTCATCCCGCCATTATCCTAAGCCGGACAAGCCGGAACCCAAAAAATATTTACCGCAGAGACGCAGAGACGCGGAGAAATAACGAACCCTCTGCGTCTCTGCGTCTCTGCGGTGAAAACATTTTGCCGGAGAACCGCACCAGTGCTTGATCTACGACACATTCTTCGCAAAAAATGCAACGACTTGACTGGTAAGTGACTAGAAACCTCCGTTGAACGGGCTGGAGTGTGCGGTTTTCCGGGTGCAGGGCATACCCGACGGCCTTCGGCCTGGGCACAAGAGGCGCAACGACGCGCAATGGTCGTTCCAT